GCTGCAGGGACCGCCTATCGCAAGACTAAGCGGTCGGCTACCATAGCGGATGGGGATGCCTTCCGTCGTCATGTGATCGGCACGCAGGACTACGATCTGATCGACTGGCGTGCCAATGTCAAAGCCGTCGAGGCTTGGGTTAACGAGAACCACGAGCCTCCTCCTGGTATCAACTATACGACCGTGTTCGATGTCGGCGTCCGCCGCAGCAACGAGGAATAACATGTCCAACTCACCTACCACTACCTCCACCTCCCAGCAGGCCCTTCAGGCTATGGCTCAGCAAACGCTGGGCCAACTCCCTGACGTGTTGCGGCAGGCCATGGAGGGGCAGCACGGACGCCCCTCCGACGAGCTTGGTGCCGGTATCACGTCGGGCTTCGCCATCGTGTCGCTCCGCGGCAAGGTGTGGCGCATCAAGCACCGCGGCGAGGAGCGCAATCTGGTGGCCCGCGATCCCCAGGGGCACGACGTGCCGCGCTACTCTTTGGAGATCGTCCTGGTTAAGGCGAGCGAGAACATCGCCAAAATCTACTACAAGGATGGCTACACGGAGGGCTCCACCCAGCCGCCCGATTGCTGGTCGGCAAACGGACGTGTGCCAGACCCCGGCTCGCCAGCCCTCCGGTACGAGCGTAGGACCGGCCCTACCTGCGTGGGTTGCTGGGCCAACGCATGGGGCTCGCGCGTGAACAACACGAACGGCTCCAAGGGCAAGGCGTGCGCCGACAGCAAGCGTCTCGCCATCGTGCCGCTGGAGGACATCGACAACGAGTTCTACGGTGGCCCCATGCTGCTTCGCGTGCCGCCCGCATCGCTGGGCGACTTGAAGGCGTACGCCGACAAGCTGAACGCGATGGGCTTCCCCTACTACGGGGTGGCAACTCGTGTGTCGTTCGACATGGCAGCTGAGTTCCCCAAGCTGATCTTCGGAGCGATCCGAGTGCTCAGCGCCGAGGAAGCCATGAAGGTGCTGAAGCTGCGCGGAAACCCTGCGCTCAATCAGCCGATGGACGCTCGCCTGGAGCGTATCCTGGATGCTCCGCTGGAGCACGTGGAAACGGACGGGGTGGACCAGTCCCACGCCAATCAGGTGTTCGAGCAGCCGCCCGTACCGGGTATTGGTGTCATACCTCAGCAGGTAAACCCTGCACCGCAGCCCGCTCCCGAGCCCGTACAGGCCGTTCAGCCGCAACCGGCCCCTCAGCCCCAGCCTGCGCCGCAACCGGCCCCAGAGCCCGCGCCAGTGCAGTCTGGACCTCTTCCTGGGGGGTGGACCGAGTTGCCGGGTGGGAAGTACTACCACCCCATGCACGGCCTGTCGGACGTGCGGCCCGTCGAGAAGGCCGACCCGTACGCGGGTCTCACCAAGCTGCCGGACGGCAAGTACTACGACCCGGCCACTGGCAGGATCGTGGAGCCGAACGGTGCGGCACCCGCCCAGCCCGAGCCTGAGAGGCCGAGGCGTACACGCAAGGCCCAGGAGCCCAAGGCACCGCAGCCCGAGCAGCCCCAGCAGGCCCAGCCTGAGAACAAGCTGTTCGAGCAGGCCCCGGTACCGCAAGAGGGCGAGGTGCTGCCCCCGGAGGATACCGGACAAGGTGCCCCGGTGGACTTCGACAGCATGCTCGACGGGTTGGTTGGTTAGGAGCCAAGCATCTGTTAACCTGAGATAAATGGAGGGCGGGTACTATCCCGCCCTCTTTCGCCCCGAGAAGGTCTCAGCATGCTTTTAACGTCCGATCCGTATGCAGACGCCCGCACCTTCTTGTCGCGCGTTCTGCCGTGGCCCCCGCTTGGCACGGACGCATGGGTCAACATCCACTGGACCCACAAGAAGGCCGGATACAACAATCCCGCCTTCCGCGGCACGCCATGCAAAGACGTGGTGCAGTGCGTCAACGCCATCGCGAAGAACATCAGCAAGCCTGGGAACCAGGACTTCTACGTATGCCTCTCGACGCAGCGCGAGACGACGGTGATGCAGCACGCTAACGGGCAGTTCCCGGTGGCCCTGCGCAACATCGACAACGCCGTGCAGCTGCGCTCGCTCTGGATCGACCTCGACGTGGAGGCCGGGAACAAGAGCGGCAAGTGCTATCACAATGCTGCGGAGGCGCTGCAGGCCCTGGCGGTCTTCATCAAGCACTCTGGCTTGCCGCGCCCCAACGTCGTCGTGGAGAGCGGCAGCGGCGGTTACCACCTGTACTGGACCCTCAACGGAGCGCTGACCTATGACCAGTGGAGACCGATGGCTGTCGCCCTTGCCGAAGCTACGCGTCGGCATCAGCTTAACTGTGACGCCGGATGCACTGTTGATGGCGCACGGGTACTCCGTATCCCTGGAACACTCAACCGTAAGCATAATCCACCACGTCCGGTTCGGATGGTTTCCATCCTTCCACACGACTATGATGTTGACGACATCCGGCAACGACTGACGCCCTACATGGGCGCACAGGTGATCCCCCTTCATACCTCTGGAGGTAACAATGCCGTCGCCCAGGCAAACAGTGAACTTTCTGGGGGGCTCGAAACCCCGAAGGCCCCGCCAGTCGGCCTCGATACGATTGCCCAGGCCGGATGCGGTTTCGTTAAGGAAGCTATCGACACTGGCGGGAAGCAGTTTGCGAACCCGCTATGGAACCTATCAACACTCCTTGCCACGTTCACCGAAGGTGGTCGTGCCGACGCGCACCGCATGGCCGCTGGACATGCCACTTACTCAGCGCCTGAGACTGATGCGTTGTTTGATCGCAAAGAGAGCGAGAGAGCATCGCGAGGGCTTGGATGGCCGAGTTGCGATGCTATTGAGAACGCCGGTTGCCGCTCGTGTGCCACATGCCCGATACGGCAGCCCGGATCGAAGCCCATCCAGTTTGGCCGCCCTACTCAAGCCCCGGCCCCTCCACCGATACCGCAAGCGGGTGTAGCTGGCGTCCTGCCGCCTGGGTACTTCTACAAGGGCGATCTCGTCCACCGCGTCGAACTGTTGAAGGACGGCTCACCTCGTGAGGTAATGGTCGCCGCCTACCCCATGATCAAGCCATGGATACAGAAGGAGCCGTGGACGCTCCACTTCGATACGCGCATAGGCGGCGTCAAGACGATGGTCTCGATACCGGGCGAGACGACCTCCAGCACGGACCTGTTCGCGAAGATGCTGACCCGGCAGGGCATGATGCTCGCCGGTCCTCAGTACAAGGAGATGAGAGAGTTCGTCATGGCGTGGATGCGCAAGCTGCAAGAGGTGAAAGACGCCATCGTGACGGCAGCACCGTTCGGGTGGATTTACGACCGCAACGGCAAGCTGGAGGGCTTCGCATACAGCGGCACGGTGTTCATGGGCAAGGGCGAGATGCGCCCTGCAGCCCAGCCGGGGATCGTGCTGCGCGATCAGTACACCCCGCAGGGTGAACTATCGAAGTGGGCGAAAGCTGCCAACATGATTACCTCGCTAGGTAGCCCCGAGCGGGACGCCTACATCGCCGCGGCGTTCGCTGGCCCTCTCGTACACTTCACGGGCCAGGAGGGCTTGCTGATCTCCACGTACTCGTCGGAGAGCGGCCACTTCAAGACGACGGCTCTGCGCGTGGCGCAAGCGGTATGGGGCGAGCCCATCCAGGCGTCCCAAGGGCTCACGGACACGCAGAACAGCGTCATCAACAAGGTGGGCACGCTCAAGCATCTGCCGGTGTTCTGGGACGAGTTGAAGACCGAGAATGATACCCAGCGGTTCGTGGCCCTGGCGTTCCAGCTGACTGGCGGGCGCGAGAAGGCCCGCATGGGTGCCGACACGCAACTGCGCCCGATCACGACGTGGGAGACGCTGATGGTCTCGGCGTCCAACGACAGCATCCTCGATCAGGTTGCACGCCATACGGTCGGCACGACGGCGGGCGTGCATCGCGTGTTTGAGTTCGTCATCCCGGTGGCCAAGTCGAAGATCACGGCGTCCGAAGCCGATCAAATCATGCTCGATCTCAGGCGCAATTTCGGCAACGCCGGACTGGTGTACGCACGCTACCTCGG